AATTGATTTACTTCGTCAGGATTGCGCCCTATAATAGCATAGATAACAACTGATAAACTTCCTACAATCATTCCTACGATAGATACTATAATATCTTTGTTCTCTCTAGGAATAGAATTATTAGCTAAATATAACAATAATAAAATTACTAGAACAAAAATTCCTGCTGCTCCTGAATAGTGTATTAAGTCTTTCTTTTTCATTTAATCTGCTTATAGATTTTAGTTATGGTATAGATTATGGTTAATATTAAAACGACCGTTTGTAGTTGCGCATTTATATTAGGCAAACTACTAAATACTACTGCTCCTATATTCAATCCGTATATTCTTAAATCTTGTATCATTATACTTCTGTTTTGCCAAAAGTTGTAGCGTTTTGATTAAATAATGCTTGTGCTTCGGCTGTTGTCATTGCTTTGTTAAACACTTTTACTTGTGCGATATCTCCATTAAAATAATAACCAGAATTGTATCGACCTATCTCGAAGCCAGTACCAGATGCAGAACCATTTGCCGATGAAATAGAAGTTGAACCTGCTGCAACTCCATCAATAAAGAAATTAACTTTACCTAATTCCCTATCCCTAATACATATAACGTGATACCAAGTATTACTCGATATTGAAGAACTACTTTGCTGGTTTACAGCAGTACCGCCAGAATGATATAAACGTAAATTACCATTTGCTTTTATAATGTCTAATTGCAATCCGCTACCTCCCTGAATTGTAGCCATAATTACATAAGCTCCACCCCCTGATATTGAACCTTGTACATATATCCAAGCACTTAAAGTGTAGCTAGAGCTTCCTAAATTTGTGTTAAACGTATTATTGTTATCGAAATAGTCATTAGAACCATCAAACGAAAAAGCATCGACGTCTGGATTTGTGTGAGTTGAAGTGTCAAATATTGCACCATACTTACTCATATCTACTCCATTAGGATAGCTAGGCTTAGTGAAGTTATAGTTTTGTCTTACTTCGTCTTGGGTTAATTCAGCTTTGTAAACTCTTATCTGTCCTAATTGCCCGTCACTTCCATAGGCTGGAACAAAATCTACATCACCAACTCTTATTCCTGCTATTGATTGCGCCCCAGCTCCAACAGTACTAAAAGTATCTGATCGTTTAAGTTCACCATTAAGGTAGAATTTCATAGATGTTGGTGTCTTGGAGATGGAAACGTGATTCCATTTATTTAGTGTAAGACCTAACGTGCTTAAATTAATCGCTTGGGCGGCTGTGCTAGACGTGCCGTAATAATATGACAGTAATTGCGAATTATAAAAACCAATATGCCATCTGCTTTCCGAAGTTTTTTGGAATTGTACGATCGCATTTTGTGCTGTTAAGCTATCTGGATTGTACCAAAATTCAACAGTTGTGTTCCCTGAAGCATCTTCGATATTACCTGTGTAACTGTCGTTTCCGTAATATCCACCGCCAAAGTCTATCCAATCACCTAGTTCATCATCGTAGTTTACTGTACCGCTTTTTGTAAGGGCAACAGATGACTTTTTATCAGTCCAAGTAGTATTTGCCGATGACGTTAAATCTGCTGCATCAAAATGTAGTTTTAAATTTGTATCGTCTATAAGGTCTGTATAAACATAATCTCTACCGTGTCGGTAGTTTTGTCCTACTTCTGATGCTGAAAGTGCTATGCCATACACTCTAAAAGCACCCAAATAACCTTTCCATCTACCATCACTAGGGCTTATTTGTAGTGTTGTTAATGCAGTTCCAGTACCGCTTCCTTCTGATTCTGCATCAACTAAAACACCATTTATATAGATACTGGAAGTGTAAGAAGAAAAGGTAACTGCTATGTGATTCCATTTGTTAGTTGCCCAACCAGAACCGTTTGATGTTGGATTAAAATATCCTGTATCATTATTAGTTCCACTTAAATACTTTATAAATCGCATTTGCGTACCACTAATAGTAAAGAAAGAAATACCCAAATCACTAAAAAGATATTGCGTTCCGCTATTAGTCGTTTGATAAACCCACATTTCAAAGCTAAATGTTGTTCCATCTAAAGCAGAAGTATTAGAACTAAAACTAATAGTGTTAGATGTTATGTCAAAATAACCCCCATTATCTATATCGTAAGTTGAAGCTGATACAGTAGCATTATTATTTGATGTTAAATCAGTCCAAGTAGTGCCTGTGCCACCATAAGAAGTAGCATCACTAGCGTTTAAGTGTAGTTCTAAATCATCGGCATTATCAGACAAAGGTATTGTTACATCGTGTTCTGATATATCGTACCAAATAGAGCCATCTCCATCATAAGAATCTACGTCATTGGCATCTAGGTGTAGTATAAGTCCTTGTTCAGCCTCATTAGCCGCTCCACCGTTTCCTGCTGCTACCTCTGTATCTATAAGTCTTTCGTTAATCGCCATATAAGGGATTTAGAAGTTAATATCGTACTTCAATATAGAAGCCTTTGTAGTAAGAGCGTTTATTTCGCCCTCTTTAGTTGTTACGATCGTTCTTATACCGCTTCTTTCCGTTACTACGTCAGAAGGGATAGCAGTACCGTTTTCAGCTTTTCTAATAGCGTACCAGTCGGTTGTAGCTAGTTTATCATAGGCTACTTTTTTAAGTTCGCTTATACGCTCTGTTTTAAGTTGTGCTACCGTTTCGCTAATTACCTTAGTCTTTACATCGTAAATAAAAACTTCTCTAGTAATATCACTACCATCAACATCGGTATCTGCATAAGCGTTGTCAAAGTGTAGATTATGTATTGCCTGTGTTATAGGGTCATAATCTGGCACAATGACGTCAAAGAATCCAATCTCTTCTAATTCAGAACTAGATAACATCTTAGCATTTAGATAGCTCTTATTGTTTGCTAAAACTGTGTCTGGTATTTGGGAATATTTAACAATTTTTCCATTCTCTATTTTTGCTTTCATATTATGCTACGTTTGAAATAGTGGCAAACATTTCTGAACTGCCGTTGGTTGATATAATTTGAATTACGTTTTTAGATGCCGTTCCAGAATAAGTTCCGTTTAAACTTGTTACTCCTGTCATCGCTAAAGTTTGATTACCACTAATAACTAAAGTTTTAACCATACCTGTCTCAACATTAGAAAATGTTAATGTAGTTGATCCTGTTAATGTTTTAGTAAATACTGCTGCAGAACTAAAATCTACTTCTGACGCTGATATTGTTGCACTTGTTGTAAATTCTCCTGCTAGTTTATCATAATCAATACCATCATCTTTTACTCTTAATGCACCTGTTCCATCAGTCGCTGATAATTCGATTGTAGCACCATCAACTGTGGCTTCTACTTCATTAGCATTTACTGTGATACCATCGCCACCAACGACATTTAGAGTGGCATCGTCCGTATCTAAAGATGTACCAGTTAAACCATCACCAGCTACAATAGATGTAATGTCACCATCAAATTCCGCTTTCCAAGTAAATCCACCCGTACTAGAATTGTATGTCAACACATAACCATCTACAGCAGAATTACTAGCTTTTATTTGGTTTTCATCGATTTCGAATGTTACCCCAGATAAATCACCTTGTTCTGAATAAGTTTGTCCGTATACTTCGGCAAACATCTGTTTTACTTTAATGAATGCCTCCCTTAGAGTATTCCCATCATTAGCATTAGCTGCCGTTCCTACATTTAAATTTTGTGATGCCATATTGCAAATTTACTATTTTTTTAGTTCATACAGGCTGGTTCAGAGGCGATATCTATAGAAGTTTCATTGGCACTATTACCAAACCAACTACTACAGTATATTTCACCCCAGTTTATATTATTAGCCATTTAATCTATTATTTATACTATCAATCAGTATGTTTATACTATCTATAAAAATGTTAGAGCTTAGTGCCAGAGCTTTGTTGAAACCTAAATGGATTTCTGCTATCAACTCACCGAAGTTTGTTGTCTCGTACACTTTCCCCCAACTCATAATTATGCTTTCTTATATAACTAGAAAGCCTAATTTCGTTCTTTTGCTTTGGACGATATTGTCCTACTTTTTTTCTTTTCTTTATAATACCCATCCACTAAACCCAGAGTCCTTATCTGGATAAATCTCTTCATTGTTGTTGCTGTAATATTCTGGAAACTTACTGGGAGCATTATACGTCATATAATCTATAAAACGATTTGTATAGTAGTCGGCATAATCTCTCTCCTTAGCAATCAACTGGTCAATCTCACTCTTAGAAGCAATCTGGCTGCTTTCACTAGTGTGCTTATGAACCCCACCATTTGATACTGTATAAGCAGCAAAAGGAAGGTATTCTGCCATCGCAAAATGGATAAGCATATCCTGTATATAGTCGTTGACCAAAGCGAGGTAATCCCCTGTGAGGCTTCCTGCAATAATATCGTTACTAATTTTATCGTATAAGTCACTACCTAAGTAATTTCTAATATGTATTTCTTGTGCTAATTTGATGAAGTGAATAAACTTATCTGTGTCTACGTTACCACTTAAAGCAGTATTCTTAACCAGATCATCTCTTTTGATAAATAGTGCTGTAGCCATTATTCTTCAGTTTCTTCGTTAATCTCTTCTTCTCTCTTTACTTCTGTTGGCTTTACACCAGTTTCTTTTTCAACTTCGGCATCAGTCATAGCGTTGGTTAAATCAGTAAACTCTAAAGGCTGTAAAGTCTGGAAGTATAAGTCTAATTCAATTTCGTTATACTCTAGTATCTTCTGTAGAGCGTCTATAATAGTAACCTGCATTGGACGAATAACTGTGTTATCCATAAGGATAGATGCAGTCTCTAGTTCCTGGGCATTGTTACCTAAACCAGTCTGGTCTTTAATCCCTACCAACATAGGTGATACGATTCTGTGAGATACCATAACCTTCTTCATACTTTCATCAGAAAGGAACTGGTATTGCTGGTGAGCATCGTTAAGCATTACAGGCTCAATAGAGGCAGCTAACTCTTTACTGTCGTTGAATGCCAATATGAATCTACCTGCGTTTGAAGTGCCAGAGAACTTATCATAGATTGCTCTTTCAATCTCATCTCTCTGCTCTTTATTTGGAGTACCGTTGTTAAAGTTAATTAACATACTAGGCTGCAAACCGTTCTGTATGTTATTTATATGATAATTGGCAATCTCTTCTTCTAATTCTGCGTATTGTAACCCTCCTTGATAATCTACAGGAGAGTAGTAGTAGAACCCTGCCTTATATGGGCGAATATAGAGTATCTCTAAGCCCTCTTTAGACGTTCCGAATGCTGGAATACGTTTAGGCTTCTCATCTCTTCGCATATCGCTCCAATTTGGATGATAATAGTACGCCTTAACATCTCCTATAGTAGCCTTCTCTGCTCTTAATGTTTCGATTGGAATATGTCTTGCTTCCACAATCCTAGAATGGTCTTTACTATATATAACCTGTAGCGCAGCCTGTCCCATCATTTTGTAGTCGTATGTAATCTTCTTCATACATTCTTTACGGAACAATTCCCTCATACGAGAATACTCTTCTGGTTTCTCTTCGCTATCTGTAGCTTCTAAACCTCTTCCATAAATCATTTCAGAGATGCCATTAACAGCAGCATTGTTTGTGGGAGAACCGTTGTAACGGTCTATTAAGTACTGAAAGTAGTTATTATCTTCACCATACTCTACCCAATCGTATCTAGTGTTCTCAATTACTGGGGGAGCTGTATATGAGGATAAGTTCATTACGTGAACAGCATCTTTAACCCTTTCTATATTCTTTTCTTCCATTATAAAATTACAAAGTCATTATCGTAACCGCTTTCAGTTACATATTCGTCTTTATTGATAAAGTATTTATCTAAGTCAGTTTGATCTGTACAGAAGATTAAACCTCTATATATCTCCGTAGAGCCATCTTTAACTCTAAATGAGTATTGACTACCTTCCTTCAGAGAAAATGCACCAGTAAGCACCATATAGTCTCCATCAGTCGTTTTAGTGACCGATATAGTAGAAGTAGTGCGCTTAATCTTATCAGTAACCGTAAGAGTAGGGCTAGAAACGTCCTTTCTCGGCACAATCTTAATAGACTGATTAGCTGTTGATGTTGTCAGTATTTGCATACCTAAATAACTAAATGCATATATTTTGTTTCAAGGTACAAAAAAAGGGCATACAAATGTATACCCTTTTAAAGTAACGTTGATTGTTATTATACAGCAGTTGGAGTACCTACTGTTACAGTTCCAGCTTCACCAGCTACACCTTCCATTAAATCTAATGGGTAGTCTGCCGAACCAGCTCCTCCAGTTTCAACAAAGTTTGGTGGAGAAACTTCTTGTGCAGTAAAGGTTAGGTTGTAACCATTAAAGTCACCTAAAGCGTTTCCAGTAGAAACAGTACCTGCTGTTACGTCAGCACCATTCTCTTTACCCATTAAGAATATGTTGTCATTCTGGTCAACGATTAAGACGTGAGGTCTTCCTGCTGCCAATAACTTCAATTCTTTGTGGTCTTCTTTAGTTAGTTTCTTTAAAGTGATGTTTAGGGTTTGCTCATAAAATACAGTACCATTCTCCCTAGAAGAATTTATAGTTGTTTCAAACGAGTTATTACCTTTCACTTCGTATGTATGTAAGGTGATTGCATTGTTAGTGTCACCAGTCATATTTGTTACCTCGTCATTACTTCCTGTTGTTACAGTTCCCATACCTCCAAAATCTATAAAGTAGACTTTTTTGATACCAGCAACTGTGTCTTTACAGGCTTCTGCACGAGATCGAGTTAAATTACAAGACATATTTTTTTTGTTTTTGATATGAAAAAAGGGTAGGTAGGCTCTCGGCTCACCCACCCTTATTCAAAGATTATTGCTTATTCTTAGTTAGCAGAGTTAGGGATTCCGTAAGTAACGATGTCCTCTACAGAAGCGTACTGTACACCTGCTGTAAATCGCATAACGATACGAGCGTTTTGTGAACCATCTAAGTCAGCCATATCTAACAATTTAACTTCGTTGTGGTCAGCGATTAGTCCAGTTCCGAAGAATAAGTTAGATTTAGTAGTGGCGATAGCGTCGTTGTCAGCCAATCCGTTTGCTACGAAGATTTTTACTCCGTCAAAAGAAAGACCTCCACCTTGCCAGTGCATTGTACCTTGTCCACCAACACCATTAGCACCGATAGAAGCGATACCTACATTCTCGTCAGCAGCAGCGTTTTGTTGAGTGATAGAAGCAAATCCTCCTAAAGCTCTAACATAAGCTCTTGCGATGTTTTGAGATACATAGATAAATAAATCTTCAGCTCCGTATAAAGAAGAAGGAATCGCATCAACGATTTTTCCTAATTCAGTAATTACGTTAGCAGAAGTGATAGTAGTACCCGCTACTTCTTGTCCAGCAGGAAGATCAGCATCAGCAGCTAATAAAGTAGAGAATCCATCGAATTGTCCGTTAGTTGCAGTTGAACCTGCCCAGATAGACTTTTCAGTACGCTCTGCTACTTTTGCAGCAACATATCCTAATAGGAAGTCTGCAAAGCTAGGTGGTACATTGTGATAAGCTGAATATCCCATTTGGATAGCTTCCCAGTCAGATACGAAGTCTTTCTTACAGATTTGTAAGTTTACTTGCTGCTCTTCTGGAGATAGGATTTTTTCAGTTAAAGTGATTGTAGAAGTAGCATCGAAGTCACAAGATGCATCTTTAACGATATCGTCAACAGATACTTTCTTTAGTACTTCTTTGAACTTTACATTTGGTTTTACGGTAATACCACCTTGTGCAAGGGTATTAGCTTCTAGTAAAGCAGCAGCGACATATTGTCCTGCAAACTCACCAGCGTAAGTTGTTGTAATTGATGTAGTTGTAGCCATTTTTATTTATTGGTTAAGCGATTAAATACTCGATCTAGTGTACTTTGTGGTCTCTGCATTCCGAAGTTGTACACAGGTTTTTTCTCGGTTGCAGCTTCTGGTGTGTGGTTGATTGCTTCAGCAGCGGGTTGTTCTGACAATTTCTCTAATTGAGAAGACAGCTCTTCAGCTTTTGTCTTATAACCTAATTCGCTGTCCATCATAGCAGCCATTTCCGCCATTTTGGCTTCCATTTCTGCAATCTTAGATGCGAACGCTTCTTCAGTAACGTACCCTTCCATAAGTTGAGTTTCTTCTTCCGCTTCAACGACCTCTTCAGATAATTCTTCAGATGCCTCTTCAGCAGGAGCTTCTTCCTCAACAGCAGGAGCTTCTTCTTCTTCAATAGATAGTTCTTCTGCGATAACTTCTGTTTCGTTTACCGCTTCAGCATCTACATCTAAAAGAGATAGCTTCTGTAGGATCTCATTAAGAATTTCGGTTGATTTGCTCATTTTACTAAAAATTTATATAATTAACGATTAAAAAATATTGTGTTGCATTTTTAACTTATGCCTTCTTCTGGATTATAAACCACTCCGTACCATTACCCCATATCTTAATACCTTCATAGGCTCTGTTTAAATCAAAGGAATCATTATCACCATCTAAATTTTGTGAACCAAAAGGCGTGAGATTAGCGTGTGTAGAGTTACTAAATGTAGAGTCTGTTATAAAACGCATTGTACGGTTAAGGTTTTTACTTTCTGTTACATCGGGCAAAGTTAAAGTAGCTGTACCCGCACCACCACTCCAGGATAACACAATAAGCTCTGATTGGTCATAAATAGCAGCACCTAAGTCGTAAGTTTCACCATCAGTTACCGTTAGTGTGGTAGGTTCTAGGTGGTTTACAATATAATGCTGGACATCTGTTAATGATGTTTTCTTAGTAGTTCCTGATTGTACAATAGGCAAATCCTCTGCGCCTGTTATATTTGCTGCTGTTACTGATGTTAATTGGCTAATTTTTTTGTCTGCCATTATACGAATATTTTATGGTTATTTTCTTGAATAAATATTTCTCCCTCTTCTGTATATAGAAAGAAGTTGCTTCTGGTTATACTTCCTATTCCCTGTCCCTGTAAGCTACCGTCACAACATTTAGATGAGTAACTGCCATCTGGACATTGGCAGCCCCTAGAGCCTCCTTTAGGGCTAGAGCGACTGTAGGTATAGTTTCTTCTTTTTCTCATTTCTTAGGTGCTTTCTTTGAAGGATTGACTTTTCCATCTTCGTCTATTTCTGCTAGTTCTAATGAATTTAGTTTTGATTCTGCCCAACGTAAACCTGCTTTACCACCCCACGCATCGTACATTAATTTACCACATCCATCTCCATAAGATTTAGATGACTTTAAGTCTCCTGCGTGTCTAGCTAAGAAGCTACGCATACGTTTGATAGTAGATACGGTGATTGCCTGTTTTGATGCTAATTGGTTTGCTCTACGTTTTCCTACAGCAGTTCCACAACTACCCCATCCATTCTTATCAGCCCATTCTAAGGCTCTTTTAGCGTTGTTTGAAACAGCATCTGGATAGTCAGCATAGGAAGCCATTTTAAGTAGGTTGTCTCGCATCTCATTGAGTACCTCTTCTAGTATTTCTTTTGCCTCTCGTTCGGATACAAAGTCACTAGACATCTCTAGTTTATCCGTAAAGTAGCCCTCAATAGAGAATCCTTTCACTTTACCCGTCTTAACGTAGTTTTCCCAAACCTCATCGTTGTTTACCTTCATAGATACCATCCACGTACCTACAGGAAGCTCCATACCGTACTTTCTCGACTTATCGTGGGTTTCATCCTCAATAATCCAAGATTCAACGACAGAGAGTCCGTGAAGGTCTGCTTCGTGTTCTAAGGTTGATTTGTTTTGATTGCCTCTCATTAAGAAAAGTTCCGATGCTTTGCGTACCGTATTTTCGGAGAAGTAAATGTAGTATTCTTCATCTTCGTTCTGACGATAGATATTTTTGTTTGGCACTAAAGCAGCACCCATCAAAATACGTTTCTCGGCATCAACTTCCTGAAGCTCTACTTTGTGTTCTTTAGACAGCGCAATGAAGTTCTCTTCTATTGCAGGTCTATCTACAATGCTAATGGCTTCTATTCCAGAAAACATTGCATCTTCGTCAATAACTAGTTCTACTATTCTCATATTTTTAACTATTTGATCCTGTTCTTACATTTCTGTAGTATTCGTCAAGAGTGTTTATTGCTCCTTTTGCAGTTATGTAAGCAGGAATCGGTTTATCTAATTTATTTGATACATCTACCATAAGCAAATCTAATGGTGATGCTCCAACCACATTAAATGCTGGTGCTTGTACATTAACTGAAGAACTTATTCCAGATACATCTCCACTGCTTAGTATTGATTTTGCTTGGTTTACTGCTGAAAGTAGTGTAGCTACTTGAGCTGCATATGTTGCTGCCGCTATAAAAGGGGCTGCTGGGCCAGTACCTTGAGATGCTTCCTGGGCTAACCTAAATCCTTGAATCATACTTACTGAAGTGTTTGCTGCAATAGCTGTTAAAGAAAGAGCTTTCTGTAGGTCAGAACCTTCTTTGGCGAGTCTAGATGATTCTTCCATTATATCTGCAATACTACTGGCTAATTGTAATTTAGAGGCAAAAACAGCATCATCTGTTTCCCTAGCTATTCTTTTTGTTTCTTCACCGTAGGTCTTTTCTAGATTTATCTTTCTCTGAATTAATCCTTCGTAGGCGTCTCCATCAATCTTAGCTGTAGCTATTTTTGCATTTAAATTAGCTAAATCCTGCTGAAATACGGAATCTAATAATTTTTGTTCTAATTGTAGCTGAGTACTTTTCTCTCTAGAATACTCCTGCTCGAATGCTATTCTATCTTGAATACCTTTTATTGATTCAGCAGCAAACATTTTTAAATCATCCAACCTTTGTTGATCCACAATCTCGTCTTGCATCCTACCGTATGAACCTAAAATAGAAGTGGTTGTTTTCTCAAATTGTACTCCTAAGTCTTGTATTGTCTTTGTATATTTTCTATTGGCATCAGCTTCCGCTTCAGTAAATTCAGTTATTATTTCAGCCTTTTGCTTTTCAGTTTCAGCCCTATCTAATAATGATTGTTTTCTTAAATTAAGGTCTAAAATATATTCTTGATATCTTACTTTTTCATTCTCTAGAGCAGTTCTAGCCCTTAGATTTAGTTCTTCAATAGCGAATTGTTTTTGTAGGTCTAGCTTTTGTATAGCCGTTCTTTTTACTAGACTTAATTCTTTTTTTCTAGCTTTTTGAGCATATTTATCAAAATCATTTAGTCTTGTTTCATACAATTCAAAAGTAGCTTCTCTGTCTAATTTAGCAGCTCCTTTCTTTGTTTCCAGGTCAAATAACTTTTCTAATCTAATTTTTTTCCTAAGAAGCTGAAGTTCTTCGGTAAGTGCTGTCTGTCTGTCGGCTGTATTTTGCCTAAGCACTAAATTACCTTCATCATCTACCCTGCTTAACCTTTCTCCAGCAATAGCTAATTGTCTTCTAACCTCTAGCAATTCTCCAAACTTTTTTCTAAGTTCGTCTTGAGCAGCTACACCAGATAATATCTTATCTTCCTCGAACATATTATCGCTCCATACAGTCAATGTCGCTCCCTCTTCTATAGCATCCATAGCTTTCTTGAATTCACTAAAAGAGTCAGATAAAAACATATTAGCGTCTGCTCCAAGTTTCCCTACGTTACCATATTTTTCAACTGCACTAGTTAATTTCTCATATGTGTTAATTTGTTCATCTATGGATTTAGTAGCATCATCCATTGCTTTCTGGAACTTATTCACCTCCTTGGTGCTATCGCTAAAGTAAGCTATAATCTTAGGTAGAAATGATATAAGTAACTGAACACCTATCATAACCCCACCAGCGCCTAGCAAAGAATCTCTTAACTGCTTAAAAGATTCTATTGCACTTCCGTTAGTCCTAACAAAACTTTGTGTTAATGAAACCACCTGTGAAAGGTTATTCGCAATAGCGGTAAAACCAAAAGAAGCATCAGAAGCTAATCTACCAGTTTCTAGAAGAATAGCGTTATTAAGACCCGCTTGCGCTCTGGCTGTTTTATTAGCACCTGCTGACCTTAATTGAGCCGCTGCCAAATCTTGCACTTGAAGTTTAGTGGCTTTCCTCTGTATAGCTAGTTTTTGCTCCGCTGTAAGAGCCTCTAATTCTGATTTTGTTAGCTCATCAAATGACTTAGCGTATAAATCGTTTGAGGCTTTAGCGCTGTCAGTAGATTTTTTTACATTACCTAATTTAGCTTCAGCTTTACCAGAATTTACGTTTATACTAACTAGAATTTCTTGCGCCATAGTACTTACGTTTTAGTGATTGTTTAACTTCTGTCATATTCTTGACAGCCTTATATTTACCTTTGGCAATATCTACATCTTCCGATACACCGTACCAGTCATTAGTATTCAGTAATTCTAATATCTCTTTTACCATTATAGTATCTCTGTATATTCTAGGTTAATTAACTCTAAACTACTTTTTCCTGTAGTAAGATTTATATCTAACGAATTAATCCGATATACGGTATCTTGTATCTTTAGTTGATCGTTTAGTTTATAATTTACAATGAAACTAGGTGGAAGGAATGCCTCAAATTGATGAAGTCTCTTCTTTTGTTCGAGAATCATCTTGATGTAATTCCTGTAGAATAATGCATAAAGTGAATTTAACGCTGTAGCACCAGACCATTCATCTAGGTCTATTCCAAAATTAAGATAATATGTTGCTAATAAACTAGCATCCTCTATATTGTCTGAAATGTCTGAAACAGATGAATCCTCATTACCATTAGAAGGTCTGAAATATGTAGTTACAGCTTCCACATCATCTATCGTATCGTTGAAATTTATAGGTGTGCTAGTTATATCTGTTTCTATTGCATAAAATATAAGTGGTTTAACGTCCTTAGAGTCGTAATTACCTTTAGGAGCAACTATATTGTTTGAGTCCGAATAATTAGCTGGAGTAGTCTTAAAATCACCCCCTGCGGCATAACCCCATTGTATATCTGTGCCTAATAAACGCTCATACTTAAAGTGAGAAAAAGGAACTTCTATATCGTAAACTTCATCGTGGAAAAACTTACCGAATTCAGATTCTATTGAATTATTGGCATTACCAAAGATTTTACCGTTAGCTATTTTTTTATGCTGCTCTATTAAGATAATATCTGTCTCTTCATACTCGAAATTTATCTCCCTAAACGGAAGCATAGTATCTACGTTATGCATAGAAACATCAATATACTTAGTTATGTCTATAGTTCCTAACGATACGTTATTTGAGGCATCTGCGTAGTAATCATCATACGTCATAACCTTAACTACATTTGGAGTTCCTAATCTTAGGGTAGTGCTAGTACCGTATTCTGAATTAGATTCGTCATCTATAATGAAAGCAACTAGGTTAAACATCTTAAACAGTCCATTGATGAAATCTATTATCTTAATCTCTGGAATCTGCTCATTAAGAAAAACTTTAGGTGTATCTATATCAAAAGAAGCAGTAGTGAACAGTTCTTGTTTGTTTAAATTTATACCTAGTTGTTTTATAGTGCCAGGTGTATCTCTATGTATACCCACTTCAACTATTGTATTAGTCATAGCTGTTTGAGAAGACAATTCAATATTATATCTCTTAGGGTCAGAACCTGGAGGTAATTCAGGTAGTTTAAATATATAATCATTTTTACCACTACCAGAACCTGTTTGAACATTACCCGTATCAATGTCTACTAACTTAACCCTGTAATTTATATTTTCCTCACCAGAAGATGGACGTACTCTAACAAAAAATTTACTCCTACCAGATTCAAGGTCACCATAAAAGAAAATTGCTGTTGCAGTATTTAAATGATCATATGCAGATTCTATGGTGATTATCTCATTGTCATCACCGCTAATAGAGAAGAAAGGGAAATCTATGTCATCTATTCCTGAATTTGTTTTAGTGGTATATCCTTCAGTTATAGTCTTAAAAGCATAATCCTCTTCACCTTCTTCTCCATATATATTTCCTGCTTTACTACTCAACCACATATATAGATTAGCAAAAGCTTCATTATGCTTAGAGAAGAAATCCTTTGTGCCAGAAGCATCATTAGGTATAAGCACTAGGTCATATTTAGCTTCTATTGCTTTTATAAATTGATACAGTTTTATGGCAGGTTTTAAATCGTATTCGGAAATACCTCTTTTGTGATACCTATCTATATCAAATCCTGAAGAAGGAATGTGTAGATTTCCATCAAAGTTTTCATCGTCTGTATTACCAATAGTATCATCATAAAACAACCTCTTCTTTGATGTTATAAGTGGATATATAAGTGCATTATCATCTCCGTTTACTGTTTTTCCATTCTTAAATATGGACTTTACTTCGGTATGGGTGAAATCGTGATGAAAATCTGTTAAATCTAAAGAAGATAGTAAATCGTCAGCAAATATATCTTTCAGCGAAGCAATACTACCATAAAAAACAACCTTGTAAAACATAGGTTTGTTGTTCTTCATATTTACAGAACTAAGGAACATTTTACCTTTTCTGTAGGGTAGGCTGTTTATCTCTATAAATGCGTTCTGTCGAAGTCTAGCATCAAAATACCCGCTAGATATATCAAAGTTGTAAAAGTGCTTAAATACTTTATTATTTGTAGCAGAAGCAGGTAGTGTAAATGATTGCGTATAGTCAGAGTATATCGTACCTATGTCTTTAGCCTGTTTAATAGAAGAGGTAACTTCTATAGATTCGTCTTTATACAAGTCTAATCTAAAGTCTTTAACATTACCAGAAGCGTCTAGTCCTTTTAAGTATATCTGTACCTGTCTCATTAACGAATGCTTTGTATAAGTTCCGAATCCATATCAAACTGTAATTCATAGTTTATCAGCTTATCGTATCTTCTTGTTTTTATATCAAGTGAACCAGTAACTACATTTACAGGAACAGCTAAATCGTAAGATGCATTACTAGGGCTACTTCTGAATTTATCGTGGATATATACAAATTCAGATACCATAAGTTGTTTCATCACTTCTCCATAGCTTTCGTGGATGAATCCCGTATTCATTGTAATTTGCTCTCTACCTTGATTCTCAAGATACACATTTTGATGATCTGATATATTGTAGTTTACTGCTGTGCCATCAGTTTTAAGGGTTGACTTTTTATAGCTTTCTCTTTCAGTTGAAATACTATCTTTTTTTCTAGCGAAGAACCATATGTCTTGTATTACACCAAATTTATTTAGGAATGATATTTTATGAGGAATGTTTTTACACTCATCTATACATTCTATTTTTATACTTTTAGTAGTTCCGTCTGCAAGACTGAATTCTACTTCATCTGAATCAGCGGGAGCTAAACCTTCACTTACATTAGAATCAGACTGTGAAGTAACACTTGCTGTTTTATCAATGGTTATCACATCATTTATTGATGTAGCTACGTTTATAGATTGGGCGATAGTGAAAAGACTAGCATTACCTAATGTAGATGTTTTAAGGGATGAGCCATCAGCCTTGTATTGAACTTCTGTAGCACCCTCATCATCCTTTGAGAATGTATAGATTGGTACATTTATAGGCTCTCCACATTTATTATTTATAACTGTATTAGATATAAGCAGACCTTTTGATAATTCTGGATTTATCCCATCTGTTATTTCACCATATCCTCTAAAGGCTAAATTTAATCTAGTATAACTATCAGTATTTTCATTACTATGTGTTCTTGTTACTCTATAAAACACCCATTTAGTTTGTTTTATATTTTCATAGTTACCATCAAATTCTATATCGATATAATCCTTTACAAGTTCAGATATTTCAAACGTTACTGTTTGTTCACCAGCAATAGGTGATTTAGTTATCGTGTATTGTGGATATTCTGGTATATTATCCGATGCACCACCGTAAATATAAAGTTCTAATTTTGCATTATCTAGATTTGCCATTATTTTTATATTTTAGGTATTATGAAGAATTCTGGCGTAATTGTTTCCTTAACACTAGTTACATTAGATGAATTTACACTTGCTAATATTGCCTGGCTAGATAATTCCGTAGAATTTGATCCTGTGAACTTTATTGTAAATTCAGAAGATGCTCCACGCAATGTTCCCTTTGCGTGAATAGCTGTTAGGTCATATCCATCACCATTACCCATTATCGTAAGTGTGCCGCCAATATCTACGATTGGATGTCTAGTTATTACAACGCCTATGGTTATAAAGTCAACAGCCCTATATGAAGTCGGTGTTGTTATTTTTATTGTGTTTGAACCAGAGTCATTTAATACTCCTAGACCTTCAAATTCTGTTTCTATTTGTGGTCTTGAAGCAGGGTTAGAAGGGTAAAAAGGGTTTTCAAAATAGCTAATTTCATTGCAGTCAATACTTGATATTTTCCAGAACAAACCACGCATAAAATTTATATTGCTTTGATTAGATAATATATTCGAATCTGTATTGTCTCCCGTTATAGGTAGGTTAGAGTCGCTAAATATAAATCGTCTAGTTCTCCCTTCACTTCCAGTTGCGGAATTGTTAAAGGCGTATGCATTACCAACATAAGTTCCATTTACCGACATTGGCACGTCGTGAATTCTTGTTCCTCCACCAGAAATATAACAACTTATAGAAAGGACGGAATCGCCATCAGTAAGTGAAGGAGCAGTAGCTATTGCTGGGCAACTTAATGAAAACCCATAGGTAGAGTCAGTGATTAATGGGTGTTGTATTTCTAACATTATGCCATCATCTGATGTTGATGTGTATGTTGCAGTTACACTTACTCCATTTGGATTAGATGCGGCAGATGAAAGAGAACCTGGGGACACAGAAGAAACAGCAGATATTAGTTGAGTCTCATAGGTATCTAAACCAGCTAATGTAAGAGGTTGACTGGATAAGGTACTCTTTAAGCCTATCCTATAAAAAATAGGAGTTTTGATGCTAGAGAATGAAACAGTATAGTCCCCATTAGTACGACCTAATGCGTTTATATCATATTTCTTAATACCCACATACTGACCAACACTTTTGTTTGCACCACATAAAAATAACTCTTCAGTAACTTCGGGTTCAGTTGCAATTATATCTGGGTCTTCTCCTATGATTACGTCATCTGGTTCTTCATCTATTATTTCTTCGGTAGATTTACCCACTGTTACATAGTAGGGACTTCTTACGTTTATTTTCTTAATATTATATGCCATTACACAAATTTTATCGTTTTACCCTTCAAATCAAATCCTGCCTCCATTAGTAGTGCCTCGACATTGTCTTTTACATCTGCCACAACAGGCTCTATTAGTTTCAGATTCTTCAGATGAGCATTTACTGTTCTTTCTATAAAGTTGTTCGGTCTCGTTCCTACTTTGTTTATCTTCTCTGTAATCCTTGATGCCAGTCTCCTTGTAGTCGGATCGTTTACGTCTCTTAATGTTACCGAGAATCTCTTTGTTTCGTATTTTACTGGTTTTGCTACTATCCATTCAGCTATTTCGTTTACTTCTGCTGTTTTAGTTCCTTTTTCTACTTCTAGTAAATAATCGTTACCTACTATCTCAAATATACCTTTTCCGTAATCAACCACCTTTAAACTCCTAGAACCTTCACCTGTGGCATCAATAGCAGGATTGTCATAACCAGACCTGTCCTGTTGAGGTGTAGCCATCTCTTTCTTTAGAAGCCCTACTAGCTTTTCAGCATAAGACTTCATATAGGCTTCGGTATTTTTAGTTTTTATGGACATTGGCTACCATCTGCGTTAATTAAGCCCATATCGTTGTTAGGCATATTTATATTAACCGTCATCGACCATCCTGTTACTTTGTTCTCGAATCTATCCTCAAACAATTGTGCCTGTGGATTACCTTCAATCTCAAAATTAGCATCGTACAAACCACCTCTTCGCAAAGATGACTGTAGACCATTAACAACGTTTAAAAGGCTGTTATGCACATCGTGAGTATTATCTAAGCCTAAATGCGGGTCTACCTTATCTAACTTATTATCTTTATCCTCGTCTACCATATCCATTACGATAATGTTTAGACTGGCAGTCATAATGTACTCACCAAAGGTTATGTTGGAGATTCCGATATGTGCCAGGGGAAAAATAGTCTGCTTTGACAAATCTACTTCTAACAGATCACCGAATGTTACGGTATTGATTAGCTGACTACCGTTTAGGTAGGTGTATAGTTTGTCAATTAGGTTATAATAGGTTTTCATTTGTTATACTGTTTCTTTATCATTTTTGCTTCTAACTCATTTTTCTCTTTCTCAAACATTAAGAACGTTAAGCATTGGTGTATTGGAAGGGCTGTAACTTCGTCAAATCGTCTGACATCTCCTTTAGCGAGTGCATAAATTGACTGATACCAACCCCACTTTTCTCCAAAGCCGTCTTCAGAGCTAAGTTGGTACTGCTCTCCTTCTCCAGAATTGCTGCTGTATAATTCAGGGTAGCCTTTGACAACTGAGTCCCTAAACGATAAAAAAAAACCGTACATCCTAGTGCCACACTTAATGGCATCTCTTTCATTAGTTCCGTTATCTCATCATTCGGTTTATACGGAGCAATCGTATACTTATCTCCCTTAGAGAAATTAACAGGACGGTATAGTACAGCCATAGCTTTATGCATATTGTCCCAATCTCCAATTGTTGCCTCAACATCTATATACTCTCCCAGACTCATATCATCTAGTTTAGGTATAAATCCCATATCGACATCTAACAGATCAAACCGTAAGGTGTGGTCATAATCCCTCTCAAAAGCCATTTTAAGAGCTTCTAAGAGCTTTTCTATGTCTCTAAGGGGTATAGAGTCCACTAACTCGTATTCAATGCCGCAGAAGGCTTCTATGAGCTTCTTGTTAATTACCTCGGCATCCTTTTCCTCATCTAATCCCTTAATGGAGGATAAATACTGTTGGTATTGCCCTAGTGTAACTTCCTCTAAGGAATCTGGCACAATAAGTTTAACTTCTGTTGACATATTATAGTAATTGGATTATGGTTTTATGTATCTTAAACAATATCATCTGACTGGGTGGCATATCTTAGTATACAGTATGTATATATATTATTATATATATCTTTATTATGTACATAATTATATAGCATAATAGTATACATATAGTTTATATATACAGTATAGTAAGTATACTGTATGTACAATATATATAATCCCCTTTTCTTTCTTATATATACTATTATATATAGTGCTGTCAAAAAGACAGTTGGAGATATCAGTTGTTTGTATCATAGAAATGGCAGTAAAGTTCACTCATTTTAACATTAGCTTCCTGTTGAGAATACAATTTAGGAGATAGAGAATAAACACCGTTGTTATTTATAGCTATTTTAACTAGTCCTTTCTCGTAGGTGTTCTTAATCTTCTTAACAGTTATTTTTCTTCTGTTCTTCTTAGTGCCAGTCCATTCTTCAGCTGAATATTCCTCGCCCATATTTATATGCATTCTAATGCCGTTGTTAATACACCAACTCATACACTTGCTCTGATCTTCCCTAAACATAGGTGCGCCCTTTAATATCTTCTTCTTTGCCATATTGAATTTACATTCCTATTGAATTCAAATATACATAAAAAAGCCGAAACCCTTTGTCAGGTGGAAAAGATGTTATGTGTAGAGTGGTGGTTAATATAGCCCAGCCAACCCTTTTTACGGTAGAGTTATGCACGCATAGTAAATTTAAGCCGTTTTAAGAGCCTTTTATATCTTTGTGGGGGTAATGTACCATTGAGGGGGTGAAGTGCGCTTAAATATAGCTTAGAATGCCTTAGAATGGAAAAAAACGCCATATCCAGCCCTAAAATAAACTTAATTACATTGATATCCAATGCTTTATAAATTTAGACCATAAAAAAACCCCCTAATTAAAGGGGGATAAAAATTAAATGCTAATCTAAAAAGCCTAATTAATTTTAATTTATTCTATTTCTTCAACTTCGCAATGTTCGAGGCAGTCACTACAAAGGTCTTCATAAATGTAGTGTAAAGGTGCGCCGCAGCAATCTGAAACAATTTCCATATTTATTCTATTTTATTATTTGAGTTGTGATTTGTTTGCATAAACCTTTATTCAATTGGTTTAAATAATATTTGTAAACTGAAGTTGCTTTTATTCTTTTGCAGTTCTTATATATTCTTTGATAGAAACTATCACTATATTTTACGGTGATTAGATACCTTTTTTCCTTTTCCATTTTAGTAGTCGTTTTTTAGTTCTGTTATTTTTTGATTTGCTTCTTTTATTGTGCCATCAATAGATAAATAATAGTTTACTATCTCATTTTCTATGTGTTGAAAATTCCAGTGCCTGAAACGGTCTTTAGTTAGTTTCTCTAGATCGTTTTGAATATTTAACCCGCTTTTGATCTTTATTTCAATGTAAAATTGTATTAAGTTTTTTCTATGTTTTAATTCCATATTATTTTTTAT